TTTTCTATATCTTTTTCAAAACACCTTTTAATACGTTCTTCTGATACAGAAGTTCCTACATCTTCTCCGTGTTCTTCGTCTATTTCAAGAACTAAATGTCCTATACCAAATGTTGGATACCCTAAATGGTCTAGATATATTTCGTTTATACAACCTTCATCAAAAGTTAATTCTTCTCTTAGTTTATTTAAGTCCATATTAGTTTTCCTTATGTATACCATTGTTCGGTTCCATAACTTGTTGCTATGTCTCCTATTATTACTGTCGTTGCTCCATCTAATGAAACTGAAATTTTCCCTAAAGAAGCTACCGCTTCTACCCCATTCTCTGATCCTCTGTAAATATCTACCCATTGTTCTCCTGTCCATAATTGTAATTGTTCGGTAGACAAGTTCCAAATAAGGTCTCCAGTATTAAACTTATTACTATCTCTTTGAAGTTGGTTAACATTAATTGTTTCTCCTATACGTACTCTACCTAAACTTAATTCTAATATTCGTACTAATCTATTAAAAAGTAAAGCAGCACTAACAGAAGTAACTGGTCCTGTAGCGTAAGGTAACTTAGTTTCTAATATTTGAGCCATTATCTTTTTCCGTCTGGTTTAAAGTCCATACGTGTAGCTCCAACTCTAAATGAAGTACCTGTTACGTTAATGTCGCTATCATTAGATTGCACACGTAATACCGCTTGTCTTCCTCTTACACGAGTATCTATTTTAGTTGTTACTGAAGTACAAGGACTTGTTAACGCTGTTATTAAAGATTCTCCTGGAAAGTTTCTTCTTTTTAAAACAATATCTAATGTTTGACCACTACTTCCTAAATCTCCTTCTCCTGTAAATTTAATATCAGGTATTATTCGACTTATTGATTGAAACTCTTCTCCTGCAGGATCAATATTAAAATCAGATGATTCTATATATACATCAGTCATAGCAACTCCATCATCATCGTAACCTGTTTCGTGATCATAAAGATTGCCCACATAATCAACGTCTGTAAAAGTTGCTTTAGGACTAGAGAAAACACCTTCATCTAACCAACTGCTTCTAGAAAGTTTTCCTATAGTCCATGTGTTTTCTTCGTAATTAAATGCAACGTATCTATCAATAACAAGTTGAGTTCCTGAACAATAAAACCAACCTACTTCATCAAAAGCTTTATTTACGAAAGCAAATATTTGATAACTTTGTGATTGATTTAAATCAGTAAACACGTACTCAGCTACGGTACAAGGTAGTTGTTGTATTCCACCTGTATAAGAATAAAAACCTTTTTTATCCATCCAAAACACACCTTTAGGCGTATTAATCATAGCGTTAGGTCCAACTAACCCAACACCTTCATTAACTAAATTAACAGCGAAAACAAAAGGCTGACCTACAAAAGACATTGAATATAAAGAAGTATCAGTCCAGATTAAAGTTTCTTGTCTAGCTCTTAAAGCACCTACAATAGCCGACCCTGCAGAAAGTCTAAATGAACCTGCAGTATTAGTCGCTTGAGGTTCCCATTGTGCTACGTTTTCTTGGTCACTCCATGCAATAAACATAGGATCAATTACGTTTGTCCTACTTACACCGTTATCACTTATCGGGTCCGCTCCAAAACAAATAACGTGTCTATCTATATCTGAAACCATTACTTGTAGTGCTACTGTAGGGGCTAAATTAGAGTTAGTAAGATCAGAAAGAGCTACAGCTCTATTAGATACACCTCCTCCTACATCGTGGTAAAAAATACCGCCTCCACGAACATTCATAAGTAAATCTTCACCAAAATTGTCATGAGACCAAATACGTAATTGACTATTAGCTCCTAAAGCAGATACACTACCCCAAGTTCCTGCTCCCCAGTAATCAGAACCCCAACCTGTTGAAGAAACATAAACATCTAAGCCTACGTTAAGTTGATAAGCAGCATCAGCTGCTGAACCTCCGTTACCGCTGTCGCTAGAATTAGCTGTAGCTGTAGCCGTGAAGGTAAATGTATTTGCAGTAGGTACTGATGTTATTTGATATTCTTGATTTAATACAACGGCTGTTATATTACCACCTAAACTAACTGCTCCTGCTAATGTTACAAAATCATTAATTACAACTTGGTGGTTATTATCAGTAGCCGTTATAGTTGCACTACCGTTAGTAGCCGCAAAAACAATACCGTTAGTTGTTGTAGCTCTAATAGGTGTTATATCGTAATAAACTTGACCCTCTAATACATAATATTTCCAAGTTGTTCCTAATCCAATAAACCTTGTTCCATCATTATCTACCCAAGCGTGTAGTGCTCTACTTGTTGATAGAAATGTTGTTCCTGCACTTTTAGTCCAACCACCTATTTTTTCAGGAAGTCCTTTACGAAATCGCATTAAGTTAGAATCAAACCAACCTCCTGAGTTAGAGTAATTAGTTCCTTCTTTATTTATTCCTGGAGCGAAAAGATATTTTTGTAAAGGCATAACACAATCCTACAATAAAAACTTAGTTAACACTATTGAACCAAGTATAAATGGGTATACTCCCCAAAGTAGCATTTCTAATCTTTTAAATTTAGCAGAACCTTCCTCTAATCTTTTTTCGATATAACCATATCGAATAGTACACTCTCTTTCGTGTGCGTTAAGTTCTGCTAATGCGTCCTTTACCGTAGGCATTATTTTTGTTTAGCTTTGCCTATGTTTAATGCTAATAAATCTATAAACTTATAAAGTTTACCAATCCATTGATCGTCTTTCGGTGTTGGTGTTGAAGCTGCTATCAATGAAGCAACTGCGACTATTGTGGTTACCCACATAATTAAATCAATCATTATTTATCTCCTTTGTTTTCTTTCAATACTTCTTTAGCTTCGTCTTGAGTAGACTGTATAAAAGTATTTTGGAAAAGTGTTAAAGCAGCTTTAATTTGATCCATATCAAACTGTAGCTTACTTTCTTTATTTCTTAAATCAGTTATTTGTTTAGCAAGATATTTTTGCTGTTCTGTCATTTCTGACTCTAGGATTTGTTTATCCCCTATAACAGCTTTATTTTCTTCTTGATTGACAGTTTCTTTATTTTCCATAAGTTACTCCTTTTGGTTTTATGCACACTTGTCGGTGTGTTGGTTTATAAA